GTGACGACAACCCGGCGCAATCATGATGGCACAACATCCAAGCCGCGGACAGTTACGGTCTCTGAGTTCGGTCGGCGGTTCAATATTTGGACCATCAAAGACGGCAGGCGGCAACACGATCATCCCGCGACGTTTCCCGAATCCCTCGCGCGCGATCACATTCTCTCGTGGTCCAACCCTGGCGACACCGTCCTAGACCCATTCCTAGGCTCCGGCACGACTGGGAAGATGGCGCTTGCACATGGGCGCAAATTCATCGGCATCGAGATTAGCGCTGAATACCTCGATATTGCGAAGAACAGAATCGCAGGCGCAAATGCGTCCGCACTGGAGGCGGCGTGACCGACTACCAGAAGGCTATAGAGAAGCACGGCAGCATCAAAGCCGCAGCTCGCGCGCATGGCATCGCAGAGAGCACGTTCCGCGACCGCATGAAGGCGAAGAAGCATCAAGACGTGGTGCTGACGCTGACGGAGAAGAAGCTGACGAACCGGCTGGCGATCAAGAACGGTTCGGTCGTCATCGGCTCAGACGCGCATTACTCGCCGGGGCTAGTGACGACCGCGCACAAGGCGTTCTGCAACGTCATTGCCGAGCACGCAGGCGAGATCAAGGCTGTCGTGCTGAATGGCGATCTGCTCGACGGCGCGCGTATATCGAAACATGCGCGCATAGGCTGGCAGAAAACGTTCAGTGTGAAAGACGAGCTTCAGGCGGTGCAAGACCGATTAGGCGAGATCGAGGCCGCTGCTCGCGGCATGAAGCTGCTGCGGACGATCGGCAATCACGACGTGAGATTCGATAGCCGCCTGGCTCACGCTGCGCCGGAATACGAAGGCATCGCGGGTTTCGCGCTGGCTGACCATCTGCCGGCGTGGAAGGATTCGTACCGCATCGACGTGAACGACGACACGGTGATTATTCACAGCGTCGCGAACGGGATGCATGCGGCATACAACAACGTCGTGAAGGGCGCTGGCTATCACGTCGTTACGGGCCATACGCACCGCTTGCAGGCTGTCCAGTTCCGCGGCTTCGGGAAGCTTAGATATGGCATCGAAACCGGAATGCTCGCCGACCCATCGCAAGACGAGTTTCACTATCTGACGGGCCGAAACGCGAATTGGCAAAGCGGCTTCGCCGTCTTGACGTGGCGCGATGGAGAGTTGCTGCATCCTGAGTTTTGCTCAGTGCGGGATGACGGCAAGGCGTACTTTCGCGGTCAACGAATGGCGTAGGAGGCTGCATGCGCAAGCTCTGCCCGCACGAAGACATAGACACGCTCGCCGACGCCCTCGCTGTTGCGTTCGGTCATCTGGTGAGCGCCGGCAATCTGGAACTCGACGACGAGACGCTGGCGATGCTGATAGGCCGCGCAGAGCAATACGACGAAGGCGACTACGCGGGGCTGTTCGAGGCTGCGCTGTCGATCATGGCGCGGGCGGGTATCACGCACTGATTCATCACCCCAGGCGCAGGTGGGAAAACAGCGTCAGCTACGCACGATATGGAAGCCGCTCACTCCGCCCGAAAGGGAACTCTGAGCGGCGCGGGGCGTGGCAATCCTTCTTTCGCGCGCTCCGCTCCGCGTAGGCCAGCTACGCAGAACACACACAGGGCGTGAGCGCGCACCCTCAAAAGTAGACGGAAATAGACGGAAATAGACACATGGCTAAAGGTGTGAAAACCGGCGGCCGGATCAAAGGAACGCCGAACAAGATCACGGCCGATATTCGCGCGCTGGCTCAGAACCATGCGCCTGACGCAATCGCAATGCTCGCCACGATCTTGACGACGAGCGAGAACGATTCGGCACGCATCGCGGCGGCTAAAGAGTTGCTTGACCGCGGATATGGTAAGTCGAAGCAGGCTGTCGAGATGACGGGCGAGGATGGCGGCCCGATGCAATTTAGTCAGATCGTGCGCCGCATTGTCGACCCGCAAAAGGAAGATTGAACGTGGATGAACTGGTTATTGACACGCCGCGCGTGTTTCTGCCGCTGTTGGCTGAGACTGCGCCGGATGGCAGGCCAGTCCGCTACAAGGGCGCGCACGGTGGCCGCGGCTCTGGCAAGTCTCATTTCTTCGGTGAACTGTGGCTCGACGAGAACGTGAGCGGCAAGTTCGACTTCGTATGCCTGCGCGAAACGCTGAAGTCGCTTGAGTTCTCTGTAAAGAAGCTGCTCGAAGGCAAGATTGCTCAGTTTAACGCTGGTGACTACTTCGACGTGCAGGATCGCCGCATCATGTCTAAGCATGGTGGCGTGACGATCTTCGAGGGCATGCAGAACCATACAGCGGAGTCGATCAAGTCGCTCGAAGGCTTCGACCGCGCGTGGTTCGAGGAAGCGCAGAACGCCAGCGAAAAGAGCTTGACGATGCTGCGCCCGACCATTCGTAAGCCTGGCTCGCAACTATGGTTCGGCTGGAACCCAAGTAAGGCGACTGACCCGGTTGACGTGCTGCTGCGCAGTGAGGATCTTCCGCCCGGCGCGATCGTCGTTGAGGCGAACTACATGGACAATCCGTGGCTCCCGCAAGAGCTGCGCGACGAAATGGAGTTCGACAAGAAGCGCGACCCGGACAAGTACGCGCACGTATGGCTTGGTCAGTACCAGCAGAACAGCGAAGCGCGCGTATTCAAGAACTGGCGCATTGAAGAATTCGAACGGCCGGCGGGCACCATTCATCGGTTGGGTGCGGACTGGGGGTTCTCGGTCGATCCGTCCGTGCTGATTCGATGCGATATACAAGGCAACTTGCTTTACGTCGATTACGAGGCGTATCAAGTCGGCTGCGAGATCGTGAACCTGCCGGAACTATTCATGAGCGTTCCTGACGCGGAGAAGTGGCCGATCACGGCTGACTCTGCGCGGCCCGAGACGATCAGCCACATGCAGAAGAATGGCTTCCCGAAGATTCGGCCCGCAATCAAGGGCGCGAAGTCGCTGGAAGAGGGCGTTGAATTCCTCAAGTCGTTCGACATTATCGTTCATCCGCGCTGCAAGCATCTGATCGACGAGCTATCGCTATACAAGTACAAGGAAGACCCTCTGACGGGCGCCATCCTGCCGATTCTCGAAGACAAGGATAACCACGTCATCGATGCGTTGCGATACGCCTGCGAGGGCGCACGACGCGCTGGCAAGGCTCCGAAACCCTCTAAACCTGTTGTCCGTCGCCCGATTGTCGGTGCTGGCGGCTGGCTCGCATAAATGGCACGCAAAGCAAAGGAAGACCCAAAGGCAAAGATCGTTGCCGAAGCCAAGGAGCGTTTCGCGCGCTGCGAGGAAGCTGAGAGCGAGTTTCGCAAGCGCTTCGTCGAAGACCTGAAGTTCGCCAATGGCGACGCGGACAACGGCTGGCAATGGCCCGATCAGATCCGCAACGCACGCGAAGGCGATCAGCGGCCGTGTCTCACGATCAACAAGACGCGGCAGCACAATCTGCAGATCATCAACGACGCGAAGCAGAACAAGCCGAGCGTCAAGTGCTTGCCTGTGGATGGCGACGCTGATATTGAGATTGCGAAGATTCTCGACGGCATCGTTCGCCATATCGAGTACAACTCGCACGCAGAGATCGTGTACGACACCGCAACGGAATTCGCGGTGCAAGCAGGCATCGGTTATTGGCGCGTGGTGACGGAATACGCTCACGACGGCTCGTTCGATCAGGAGATTTTCCTTCGCCGCATCAAGAACCCGCTGACGGTCTATCTCGACTGCGACATAGAGTCTGCTGACGGCGCCGACGCCAAGTATGGGTTCGTGTTCGAGCAGATGACGAAAGCGGAGTTTGAGGCGACGTATCCGGGCGAGAAGGCTGCTGACGTGGTGTTCGGTGACGACGCATCGAAAGGCGACTGGATCGGCAAGGACAAGATCCGCGTCTGCGAGTATTTCCGCAAGTCGAACAAGACTGACACGCTCGTCGCTCACCCTGAGCTTGGCGCGGTCATGCTGTCGTCGATCCCTGAAGACGATCGCGATAAGGTTGCGGAGCAGGCAACAGCGACGCGCCCTGTGAGCGTGCCTGAGATCACCTGGTATCTGATCGCAGGCGACAAGATCATCGACGAAAAGCCGTGGCCCGGTCGATATATCCCAATCGTGCGCGTCATCGGCGAAGAGATCGTCATCGACGGCAAGGTGGAACGCAAAGGCCACACGCGCAGCATGAAAGACGCGCAGCGCATGTATAACTACATGTCGTCTGCTCAGGTCGAGTACATCGCGCTCCAGACCAAGACGCCATTCGTCGGCCCGATCGAGGCGTTCGAAGGCTTCGAATCCGAGTGGGCGAACGCGAACAAAGACAACCTGCCGTATTTGCCGTACAACGGCGTGAAAGAGGATGGCTCTGAGATTCCGCGTCCGCAGCGCGAGCAGCCGCCTGTAGGCGCTTCTGCGTACCTGCAAGGCATGCAGACGGCGCAGCAAGAGCTAATGATGGCGTCGGGCCAGTATCAAGAGCAGTTCGGCCAGCAATCGAACGCTCAAGCCGGCGTCGCAATTCAGGCTCGTCAGCGTCAGGGCGATCGCGCGACGTATCACTTCATCGACAACGTTGCGCGCGCTATCCGCTATACCGGCCGCGTGCTTATCGACCTGATCCCGAAGATTTACGACACGCAGCGCGTCGTTCGCATCCTCGGTGAGGACGGAACGGAGACGTTCGCCAAGTTCGACCCCGATCAGCCGCATCCGGTGAGCTTGCCTGATGGCTCCAAGGCGCCCCCCGAAGCGGAGCGCGAAGGGTTGGACGTCGAGTTGATCTACAACCCCGGCATCGGCCGCTATGACGTGACTGTGGAAGTCGGCCCGAACTATGAGACGCGGCGACAGGAAGCGTTCAACGCGCTCACGCAGATCATGTCGCAGGATCAGGAGTTGATGAAGGTTGCCGGCGACCTACTGTTCAAGGCTGCTGACTTCCCGATGGCTGACGAAGTTGCCGAACGTCTGCACCGCACGATCCCGCCCGCGATCTTGGGAGAAGGTCCGTCGCCAGAAATGCAGGACGCGACGCAGAAGATGCAGCACATGGGCCAGATGATCGAGCACTTGACGCAGCAACTTCAAGAGGCGCAGCAGGGCAAGGATCAGCAGGAGACGAACATCAAGGCGTATGACGCCGAGACGAAGCGTCTGCAAGCGCTCGGTCAGCCGCTAGATCCTGAAGTCGTCGCGCACGTCGCAACGCAAGTCGTCATGCAGATGATGCAGACCGGAGCGCCGGAAGGCAGTCCACCGCCTGACCCATCGCAGCAGATGCAACAACAACCGAACCCGCCTAGTGCGGGTTTTTCTTTGCCCGCTCAATAAGGAAAAAGAATGCCCGGCTACATCGGAATTTTGCAGGACGGCTCGAACTTAAAGCCGGTCGACACGCTGTTCATTATCCGCCAGACGCTGACGCCCGCATCGGTCGGCGCTAACACCAGCGCAGAACAGACGTTCACGGTCCCCGGCCTTCAGGTTGGCGACTCGATCGATATCAACAAGGCATCGCATCAGACCGGACTGAGCATCGGCAACGTGCGCGTCTCCGCTGCGAACACGCTTGCGATTCAGTTCGTGAACACGACCGGAAGCCCGATCGTGCCGACGAGCGAGCAATACATCATCGGCGGCCAGCGTTAAGCCTGTCCGCATCGTCTTTCCGTACCGGTGCGGCATCACCGGGCTAAATCCTCTTGGACTTGTCCATGCAAACTGAAGAAAACGCATTGCCGCTGGAAAACGTCACGCCTACGGAGCAGGAACAGGCGCAACTGCCCGCTGAAGTCAGCACGGAACCGGGCGCCGAGCAAAACGCTGAAGTAGTCGAGCAGTCGCAAGAGCAGCAAAAGCCCAAAAACGATTGGGTCCAACGACGCATCGATCAACTGACGCGCGAGAAGCACGAAGAGAAACGCCAGCGTGAAGCGCTCGAAGCGCGATTGCGCGAGCTGCAGCCGCAAGACACGACGCAACCCGGTCAGGCTTTGACTCCCGACCAGATTCGCGCCGAAGCAAAGCGGCTCATCGAGCAAGAGCGATTCGACGAGGCTTGCAACAAGGTCTTCGACGCGGGTAAGGGCGAGTATGGCGGCGATTGGGATTCGTCCCTGCGCACGTTCCAAATGCTCGGCGGCGCATCGCCCGACTTCCTGCAAGCGATCACGTCAATGGATCACGGTCACAAGGTGCTGCATGCACTCGGCCAAGACCCGGAGACGGCTGAACGCGTGCTTTCCCTTCCCCCGTTGCGCATGGCGCTTGAACTGGCTCGCCTCGAAGCGAAAGTCAGCGCAAGCGCACCTACCCCGAAACCTGTTTCCAAAGCGCCCGCACCGATTACCCCGGTTGGCGGCAAGTCTGCGCCCGTCGAGCCTAGCGAATTCGCATCGACGGCCGACTACATCGCTTGGAAGAAACGAAACAAAGGCTGATTACTTAGATGGCAAATACGCTTCTTACCCCGACCAAGATCCTCGACGAATCGCTGATGATCTTGGAGAACAACCTGACGTTCTCGTCGCGCATCAACCGAGAATACAGCAAGGAATTCGCCGTCAGCGGCGCGAAGATCGGTTCGACCGTCAACGCGCGTAAGCCGAACCGCTTCGTCGGTACGACCGGCCCGAACCTGAACCTCGAAAACGTGAACGAAACGTCGGTGCCGATCAGCCTGACGACTCAGTTCCACGTCGATTTCACGTTCAGCTCGCAAGAACTGACGTTGATCGTCGACGAGTTCGCTGATCGCTACCTCAAGCCGGCAATGGCGACCATCGCCAACAAGATCGACTTCGACGGCCTGGCGCTCGCAGCGAACGTTGCGAACAACGTCGGCACGGTCGGCACGACGCCGAACGATATCAAATATCTGCTCGACGCTGGCGTCAAGCTCGATAACGAGGCTGCGCCGCGCGATGGCCGCCGTACGGTTGTGTGGGATCCCGCAACGAATGGCTCGATGGTCAAGTCGGCTGCAGGCCTGTTCAACCCGTCGAGCAAGATCGGCGAGCAGTACGAATCGGGCATCTTCTCGCCTTCCGGCCTCGGCTTCGATATCGGCATGGATCAGAACGTGAACACGTTCGTCACCGGCACGCGCACCAACGGCACTGTTTCGGGTGCGGGTCAGACCGGCTCGACGCTGACCGTGACCGGCCTCGGCGCTGGCGCGACCGTCGCGAAGGGTGACACGTTCACGATCGCTGGTGTGTTCGGCGTGAACCCGCAGAACCGCCAGTCGACCGGCGTGCTGCGTCAGTTCACCGTGACGGCGGCAGCAACGGCTGACGGCTCGGGTAACGCAACGCTCTCGATCTTCCCGGCGATCAACACCGCAGCATCGAACCAGCAATACCAGACGGTTTCGGCTGGCCCGGCGAACGCTGCTGTCGTGACGTGGGATATCGCTGCATCGACCTCGTATGTCGCCAACCTCGCGTACCACAAGGACGCCTTCGCGCTCGTGACGGCCGACCTCGAAGACGTGTCGCAGTACGGCGCATGGGGTGCTCGCCGCATGCACAAGGGCATTTCGATGCGTATCTCGCGCCAGTACGCGATTGGCACTGACACGGTTCCTTGCCGTATCGACGTGCTGTATGGCTACAGCGCGATTTACCCGGAACTCGCCTGCCGTATCGTTCGCTGATGGTGTTGCTTCAGCAATCGGCCCCCGCTTCGGCGGGGGTTTTTCATTCTGACGAGCCAATGGCATACGAAAAATTCCCTGCGTGGGCGACCGGCCCTGATGGCGCGCAACGCATCGTCAACAGCCAGGACGAACTCGACGCGCTTCCGGGATTCACGGTTCCTGATTACGTGCCGCCAGTGCCGCGCGAGCAGAAACCTGAGTTTCAGGCCTATCCGAAGTGGATTGGCGACCTTCTCGTGAACGACGCGGAAGAAGAAGCCGCGCTACTCGGCTCTGACGACGTAGACACGCGCGAAGCCCTGCTGCAGATCGCAGCGGAGAAGGGCGTAAAGATCGACAAACGCTGGTCCGATGACAAGATTCGGGCCGCTATTGAGGCTGCTTAATGACGACCGCCGTTGACCTCATTACGTTGGCGCTGAAGGACATTGGCGCACTCGGTATCGGGCAGGCTATCTCGGCCGAAGATACCGCCGATGCGCTCGCTACGCTGAACATGATGCTCGGTCAGTGGCAAGGCGAACGCCTCTCGGTCTATCACCTGGTCGACACGGCGATTCCGTCTACCGCAAAGCAGACGTACACGATCGGCACTGGCGGCGACTTCAACGTTCAGCGGCCGATCAAGATCAACGCTGCGTATGCGCGGCTCAATGCCGGAAGTTCGACGCCGATCGATTATCCGGTGGCGATCCTCGATTCGCGCGAGGACTATTCGCGCATCGCGCTCAAGTCGCTGCAGTCGTTCCCCGCGTGGGCGTACTACGACCCTGCTTTCCCGCTAGGCAATCTGACGTTTTACCCGATCCCGGACAGCACGTTTCAGTTGCATATCGTCACGATGGAAGCGCTGCCGCAATTCTCGACGCCGGCGCAAGTTGTCAACCTTCCGCCCGAATACATGGCGGCGATTCGCTACAACCTCGGGCTGTATCTCGCGCCGTCGTATCAGCTTGACCCGCAACGCTCGCTTGTTGGCCTTGCGCTGAACGCAAAGCGCGTCGTCAAGCGCATGAACAGCCAGATTCCGGCTATGACGATGCCGCGCGGACTCGGCAGCAAGCAGCGATTCAATATCTACTCTGGCTCGAACTACTGATGCGGATTCCTCTTACTGGCGGCGCATATTCGGCGCGCAGCTTGATTGCGGACGCTCAACGGTGCATCAACCTGTACCCTGAGCAGAACCCGCAGGATGCGACCGCGCCAACGACGCACTACCCGACGCCGGGCCTTACGCTCGTCTCGACGCCGCCAGTCAGCGGAGAATGCCGCGCAATCTATACTGCAACGAACGGCCAGCGATACGACGTGGTAGGGCAGAACGTGTATGCGGTCAGTGCTTCGAACGTCTACACGCCGATAGGCATTCTGTCGTCTGATAGTGGCCCTGTATCGATCATCGACAACGCAACATATGCGTTTCTCGTCGATGGAACGACTTCTGGCTACACGATCGACATTACCAAAAACGAGATGCAGGTGTGCAACGACCCGGCTTTCTACGGCTCGGATCGCGTTGATTACGTCGACGGCTATTTCGTGTTCAATCAGCCGGGCACGCAGCACTTCTATATCTCGAAATACAACGACATTACGTTCGATTCGCTCGACATTGCCAGCAAGTCGACGTATGCAGACAACCTTGTGTCTGTTGCCGTCATGCACCGCGAGTTGTGGCTGTTCGGCGAGCAGACAACCGAAGTTTGGTACAACACCGGCGCATCGGACTTCACGTTCGGCCGCATGCCGGGCGTGTACATCGAGCACGGCTGCGCGGCGAAGCATTCGATCGCAAAGATTGACCTTGCGCTGTTCTGGCTGTCGAAAGACTTGCAAGGGCAGGGCATCGTATTCGCCGGAAGGAACTACGCAGCGGAGCGCATTTCGACTCACGCGCTCGAAGCTGAGTTCGCCACGTACAGCACGATTGAGGACGCAATCGGGTTCTCGTATCTACAGGGCGGCCACGCGTTCTATGTGCTGACGTTCCCGGCAGCAAATAAGACGTGGTGCTTCGATGCCGCCACCGGTCAGTGGCACCAGCGAGCATATCTTGCGGACGATGGAACGCTCGGTCGGCACCGCATGAACTGCCATTCGTTCAACGCCGGGCGAAACCTTGTGGGCGACTTCGAGACGGGCAATGTTTATGCGCTCGATCCGAATAACTACACGGACAACGGCGCGGCAATAGAGCGGATTAGATCGTTCCCGCACATCAGCGGATCGGACGGCAATCGCGTGATGTTTCGTCAGTTCGTGGCCGATATGGAAGTCGGCAACGGCCTTTCAGACGACTCCGCGCCTCCTGAGATCCGCTTGCGCTGGTCTGACGACCGCGGCGCCAGTTGGGGGAATTGGGTTGTCGGCTCACTCGGCAAGGCCGGCGAATACCTGACCTCGATCCAGTTTCAGCGTCTTGGCTACGCCCGCGACCGAGTGTTCGAGTTGTCGTGGTCGGTTCCTGTCAAGACGGCGCTTAACGGCGCATGGGTTGACGTATCGCGGGCCAGAACATGAGCACGCCGGCCAACTTCCCCGACGTCGGCGCACCGCTGACCGACCCGAAGACGGGCCGGGTGTCGACTGTATGGCTGCAGCTCCTGATCGCGCTTTTCAACCGAAGCGGCGGGACGAGTGGCGACACGCCTTCTGGTGATGCCGCGCAGATCGCCGAACTATTTCAGCAGATCGGATCGCTGGCGCCGGCCGGTTACTCGGTCGACCTCGCAATACGTATCGCTGACGTTGAAGCGGCGCTGTCTGCCCTTGCTATGTCGCTGCGTGAAAGCGAGCCTGAGTCGTTTGTTCCAACGCACGGCATTCAAGACGCTGCGGATCTTCACGCGGTCGCCACGCAGACGGCAAACGGCTTCATGTCGAGCGCGGATAAGGCAAAGCTCGATGGCATTTCCGCGACCGTTGAGGACAAGTTCTTTTCTGGAACGGGATTCACGGCCGGCACGACTACTTCGCTCACGCTTTCGAAGGCATACGCAAGCCCCGCGTCTGTAACCGTGCATTTCGACGGCTTATTCCAAGGCAGCGACCAATACACGATCAGCGGAAACACGATCACCTTCACGTCGGCTATCCCGGTCGGGACGCAGACAGTCTATGCACGAGGGTAAGGCATGACGACGACTTACAAAGAACTAGTAAAGGGTGCGACGTTGACCGGAACGGCGGGGTCGCTCTACACCGCGCCGACAGCAACGTCAGCATCGATTCAAGCAGCAAGCGCCAACAACCCGACAGCCGGAACCGTGACGCTCAACGTCTACAAGGTGCCGAGCGGCAGGGCGGCAGACGGCACGACGCGTATCGCGGCGAAGAACATCGCGGCGGGCGCGACGGCGCAGTTCCCGGAGTTGGTGAATCACAAGCTCGAACCCGGCACGCAGATTTTCGCGGACGGCAACGGCTGCTCGATCAGCATCAGCGGCATTGAATACGTGAAGGATAGCGCATGAAGATTGCAGTCGAGACTTTTACGCGCGCACTTTCGGACGAGATTATCCCGCTTGGTCAGCAAAGTTGGGACGAATGTTCTGAGATCAAAAAGGATACGTGCGCCTATCACGGACAACGCGGCCTTGCTATTGATCCAGATATCGATCAGTACCTTTATCTTGCCGAGCATGACTCTCTGATTGCAACGACGCTGCGCGATGACGACGGCGTTCTGCATGGCTATTCGCTGGCAATCCTCTATCGCAGTTTGCACCTGAAAACGGAATTGTGCGGGAACGTCGATACGTTCTACGTGCAGCCAGAGTATAGGCGCTCGATGCCGCGTCTCATGTCGCACGTCGAGGACACAATGCGCGATCGCGGCGTGAGCATCATCGGATGGCCGGTGACGATGACTGGAAAGCTATACGAGATTCTCCAGCGGCGCGGTTACACGGCCGACGACGTAGTTATGGAATTAAAGCTCAAAGATCTGCCGAGGGGTGAAACATGTGTGTAGCCGCTGCAATTGCAGGTGGGGCGGCGGCGGCCGGCCTTGCCGGCTCCGCGATTAGTTCTAGCGCATCAAAAAGCGCTGCAAGCAAGCAGGCAGATGCCGCGAACTATGCCGCCGACCTTCAGAACCAGCAGTTTGAGCAGACGCGGCAGAACCTACAGCCCTATATGGACTTGGGTTCGGAGTACATCAACCCGCTAAAGGCGGCGCTCTCGAATCCCGCGCTCACACAGCAATTCACCGCACCAACCGCCGATCAGGCGGCTCAGACTCCTGGCTACCAATTCACGCTAGGCCAAGGGCTGAAGTCTGTTCAGAACAGTGCGGCGGCTCGCGGGCTTGGCACTTCTGGCGCGGCCCTCAAGGGCGCATCGAGCTACGCAACCGGCCTTGCGGACTCGACGTACAACGACGTTTATAACCGTGCGTTGCAAACCTATCAGACGAACTACAACAGCGCTGCAGCGAATGCCAACCGCCTACAAAGCGTTGTTGGAAGCGGCCAAAACGCGGCGGCTGGACTTGGGAGTTTGGGCGCGCAGACCGCGAACAGCATCGGCAACACGATTACGAGCGGCGCGAATGCGAGCGCGGCCGGCCAGATCGGATCGGCGAATGCACTGTCTAGCGGGCTGAACAGCCTCGCGAATGGTGCAACGACCTATGCGCTGCTGAACAACAATGCAGCGAACAATGCGCTCGCATCTGGCACGACTTCCGGCGCTAACCAATACGGATTTACGGTCTAATGGCACTTGATCCCAGTATCGCACTCAATGCGAACGCGCCGCAGCCTGCAAACCCGCTTGCTACTGCATTGCAGGTTGCGCAGTTCCGCGCATATAACGCGAATGGTCTGGCTGCGCAGCAGCAACTCGACGCGAACAATGCGGCTTCCCGCGCGTTTCAACAGTCGACCGACGCCAACGGGAACACGGATTACAACAAGTTCCGCGCGATTATGGCGGGCGGCGCAGGCGCATTCAACCTTCCTCAGATCAACAAGAGCATCCTCGATCAGCAGCAAGCGGAGCAGAACTTGCAACGCGGCGCCGTTGGTCTGAGCAACGAGCAGTTGGAAAGCGCGAAGAATCACCTTGGATGGGCCTATCAAACGGCGGGCGCCATTGCAAACAACCCGAACGCGACAACGAACGATGTAATGTCGGCGCTCTCGACGGCGATTCAGAACAAGCAGATCACGCCTCAGGTCGCGGCACAAGCGATCGCGGATATGCCCGGCGCTGATTCCCCGAAAGGCGCGTTGCAGCAATGGGCGGCGAACCATGTTGCTCAGGCAGCAGGTACGGCGCAGCAGCTCGGCATCATGCTCCCGAAGACTGGTTCTGTCAGCACCGGTGGTGGCACGACGATGTACAACCAAAACGCCATTACCGGGCAGGTTACGCCTACTACTGTATTCCAGAACACGGTAAGCCCGGAGACGGCTGCTGGACAGTACGACGTTGTAAAGCCGGATGGCACGGTCGAGACGCACAGCAACGCAGAACGCCTCGCGCAACAAGGCTTGGGCGGCATCCTGCCTCCGCAAGCGCAGCCTCAAGCGTCTGGCGATGGCCGCTATCCGCAGGCCGTGCAGACAAAGCCTGCGGCCGGCGTGGTCGATGCGAATCAGAAGACGAACGCCGCAGGCGGCGACATGCTCGTCGCTGACCAACAGTCTAACGCGCAGTCTGGCACGCGCATCAACATGCTGCAGAACGCGCAGCAAGCTCTCGCGTCTTCGGACACCGGCCAGAAGTCTGAGGGGCTTCAAACGCTCCGCGGCGCTCTCGTCACGTTCGGCCTTGCGTCGCAAGAGCAGGCTAACAAGGTCGCGAGCTACGACGAAGCCAATAAGTACCTGACGCAATACGCGCAGAACAAGGCGGCTTCGTTCGGTCATGGTACGGATTCGCAGCTCGCGGCAGCAATGACTGGCAACGGCAGCACGAAGATCAGCAATCTTGCTGCGCAAGACGTTGTTAAGGTCAATCTCGGGCTTGAGCGCATGGAGCAGGCTCGGATGCAGGCGTGGGAAAGCGCCGGCCTGCAGCCTTCGCAATACGCAAAGTGGAAGTCGCAATGGGGTTCGCAGGTTGATCCCCGCGTGTTTGTTGCTGACCAGATGGACCCGGCAAAGATTCAAGGCATGGTCAAGAAGATGAACCCGAAAGAGCAGGCGACCTTCCGTACGCAATATAACTGGGCGGTTCAGAACGGCTTTATCAACGGACCTCAGTAATGGCGAACTATGACGATGTTTTCGAGGCTGCGGGCAAGCAATACAACGTAGACCCGAAACTTCTGAAAGCCATGATGTCGCAGGAAAGTTCGGGCAATCCAAACGCCGTTTCTCCGAAGGGTGCGACCGGCCTTATGCAGTTGATGCCGGATACCGCGAAAGAAATGGGCGTAAAGAACCCGAACGATCCAGTCCAGAACATCATGGGCGGCGCTCGGTATATGTCGCAAATGCTCGACAAGTACGGCGACGTGAATACCGCTCTCGCGGCTTATAACGCCGGTCCCGGCGCTGTCGACAAGGCTGGCGGAATCCCGAACTTCCCGGAAACGCAAGGCTACGTCAAGCGGATCTCCGCGAACTATCAAGGAAAGCCAATGGCGCAATCCACGCTTCCCGGCCTGCCGCCTACGGCCGATAGCGCATCGGCGGGCAGCGACCCGTTCAGCAAGCTCATGGGCGGCTCGACGACTGCGGCAGCGCCTTCCGCGCCGGCTGCTGATGTCGACCCGTTTAGCAAGCTAATGGCTGCTCAACAGCCGGCGCAGCCGGGCGTACAACCTGCCTCTCAACCGCAGGGCGAAAAGCCGGGTGGCGTTACGTCATTCCTGGCTGGCGTTGGCCGCGGAGTGCAAGAAACGGCGCTCGGCGGTCAGCAGTTGCTAGGCCATGCGCTGACGAACTTTGACGCAACGAAGGGCGCCGGCGAATGGCTGATTAACGACGCCAACAAAGGGCTGACGCAGGGTGCTGCGGACGTTGCGCCGTATTCTTCTGCGCATCCTACGGCAACCGGCGCTGGTCAGGTAACTGGAAGCATTGCAGCGACCGCTCCGCTCGGTCTGCTGGCTCCTGAAGCAGCCGGCGCAACGCTTGCCGGCCGCATCGGTGTTGGCGCAGGCATGGGCGCGGCATCGAACGCGCTCACGCCGATCGCTAACGATAGCGTCAACAACCCGAATTTCGCTTCTCAGAAGGCGATGCAGGTTGCGACCGGCGCCGCCGTTGGTGGCGTTGCAAATCCGCTCGTGCATGCGATCGGGGGTGCGATCTCTCCAACCATCGGCGCAGCGCAACAGAAGTTGCTCGATGCTGGCGTGCCGCTTACGCCGGGCCAGATTAAGGGTGGGAATTGGGCGAAGGTCGAAGACATGGCAACGAGCTTGCCTGGTGTCGGCAATGTCATTCGCAACTCGCAACAGCGCGCGCTTGAGGGCTACAACGCGGCAACGTATGACAAGGTGCTTGAACCGCTCGGCGTGAAGTTCGCTGACGTGGCGAACGGCGCGAAGACGGGAAGCGAGGGCGTTGCGGCAGTCAAGGGCGCGATCTCGAACGCGTATGACAACACGCTTTCGCAGATGACGTTCAAGCCTGACGGCCAGTTTCAGCAGGGCTTGCAAAGCCTCGCGTCGATGGCGCAATCGCTGCCGGCTACGGAACAGAAGCAATTTCTCGACACGATCCAGCGTCAGGTCGCGGGCAAGATCAACCCGCAAACCATGTCGATGGACGGGCAAACGCTCAAGCAGGTGCAGAGCGAGCTTGGCCGGCTGTCGCGCAATTGGTCGGGCGATCCGTCCGCAGACAAGCGCAACCTCGGCGCTGCCGTTGGCGAAGTAAAGAACCTGATCGATCAGTCGCTAGGTCGAAACAATCCGCCAGAACTTGCGAGCGCGCTGCAAAGCGCGAATGCGGCTTATGCGAATTACGCGCGATTGCGTGGCGCAGCAGGCTCTACCGGCGCGATGAATAACGATGGTGTGTTCACGGCCGCACAATTGCAAAGCGCGGTCCGCGGTGCCGACAAGTCGGTCGGAAAGGGTGCGACGGCAACGGGTAACGCACTCATGCAGGATTGGTCGAGTGCGGGTCAGAAGGTGCTAGGCAATAAGTACCCCGATTCAGGTACGGCCGGGCGCTCGATGCTCGGATACCTGCTCGGCGGCGGCGCTTTTGCGGCTCCGGGCGCGATCTTGCCAACGTTGGCTGCAGCCGGCGCTGCATCGCTCCCGTACACGCAAGCAGGAAACAAGCTGGCGACCATGCTCTTAACGCAGCGTCCCGGCATTGCTGCGCCGATTGGCCGAGCTGTAATGGGTTCGGCTCCGCTTGCCATACCAGCGGCCAATCTTCTTGGAAACTCGATAGGTCAATCCAAGTAGGCCGCGCCATAGCGACTTTCGGCTGATTACAACGCAGATCGCCAGCGGCTTCAAGACCAGCGTAATCGCTTCGACTGTTGTCATTTTTCTTCCTCAACCCCGCCTAGTGCGGGGTTTTTTATTTGAGGCACGCATGCAGCTTCTTGCCAACGGCAAACAGCAATTCATCGACCAGAACGGCGCTCCGCTCGCCAATGGTTCGGTGTATTTCTACGCGCCGGGGACTAACAACCCCAAGCCAACGTATCAAGACCCGGACGGCGCAACGCTCAACACGAATCCTGTCGTACTGGATAGCCGCGGTCAAGCGATTATTTGGGGTAGCGGCACGTACCGACAGGTTGTCAAGGATGCTGCGGGCGTTACGATTTGGGACCAGCTTACTTGCGACTCGAACGCCGGGCTTACGGGCAACGTCACCAATGCACGGTTTGTTGCATCGACTGACTTTACGCCGGGCGTCACAACGAGTCTAACGCTTCCTGTTGCGCCGGGTTCGCAATCGAACCTTTGGGTATTCTTTGACGCCGCATTCCAGGCTGACGACCAATACACGGTAAGCGACAAGACGATCACGTTCAGCGGAGCGATCCCGGTTGGCGTGCAGGAAGTCAATATTAAGATCGGGTCGACGATTGCAATTGGTATTCCGCCGTCCGGCTCGGTCGTCGATGCGACGATCGCGAAGGGTTCGAAGATCTACAACCGCATCAACGACATTATCGACGTCAAGGACTTCGGTGCGGTAGGCGATGGCAAGACTGACGACACGACGGCGGTAAAAACGGCGATCGCCTACGCCAATGCCAAGGGCGGCGCAACCGTCTTCTTTCCGGCCGGTAAGTACCTGATTTCTTCGCCGCTCGTTCTGTCTTACCCCAACGTCCGGCTAATGGGCGATTCGCGCTACGCGTCGACCCTGACGGTCCCGGCGAACGCGACCGGTTTTGTTGGCTACAACCCGAACGCGCTTGTCATCCTGAACGCCAACTATTGCGGCGTGCGCGAACTTGGGATGGACGGCAATATCTCGAACAACTCCGCTCAGGCTTTCGGCGCAGTCGCGAGCACGGTTGCGACGACCGGCATCTATGTCGACGACTGCCTGATCCAGAACTTCATCTACAACGGCATCATCACAAGCCCTGCGACTGGGGCGGCTGATGAATTCTCGTTCTGCCGTAACACGCTGAAGAACATCGGTTGGGCCGGCATCGCCGCGTACTGCTCGACGAATGGCCGAATCTCGGGCAACAAGATCATTAGCTGTGGTTCGAATGGCATTCTGACAGGCTACAACTCGAACGTCTCAAACTACACCGTCAGCCAGTATGTGACGATCGAAGGGAACTTCGTCTACCGTGGGACGCCTCCGACGTCGATAGTCGGCAGCGCCGCGGAAAACGGATTTATGATCGTCGTTGGCGCGGGCGATCAATATATCTCCGTCACCGGGAATGTCTGTTACGACAATCGTCACGCAGCGCAAGACGGCATCGGCTTAGGACAAGACGGCACTCGATCCAATGAGGGGCTTGTTTTCGACTCGAACATTGTCGTCTATGCCGGTCTGTTCGGCATCGATGTTAGCTCGAATCATATCGTCAGCAACAACTATATTCGTTACTCGGCGCAGCAAGGTATCAAGCTCGGAACGGATATGGGCGGCAATTTGGTCAACGCAACCGTCGTCAACAACATCATCGACAGTTGCAATCTCGCTGGTACGGGATCGGCCGATGGTATTTGGGTGGACGGCACGCTTACTTCTGCGTTGCCTACGGCGATCTACTCGAACATCAAGATCAATGGCAATCGCGTCATCGATTTTAACTCGCCGGCAAACACCGTCTACGGGCTGAACATTTCGTTCAAGGACAACCTTACCTACAGCAACAACGAGTTCAACGACAACGACTTCACGCAGTTGGCCGGCGTCAATGGTTCGGCGCTTCACATCACCGGCCCGAGCTTGAATTATGTTGGTTGGTCCTACAAGCGAAACAAGCATCCCTCTCCGCTTCCAGTCATTGCTGGCACTACGCCGAATGTGATGGGACTTGATTCGTGCGTGATTAACAGCAGTCCATCGACCACGGTTTCTAACTTCTTGGGCGGGTTTGAAGGGCAGGAGTTGACAGTCCAGTCGGCGAACGGGAACACGACATACGGGCAGGGTTCCGGCATCCTGAATAACGGATCGACGGCACAACTTGCAGCCGCATCAAGCATCTGGAAGTTCTTCAGGTACTCCGGGAACTGGCTGTCCAACAAGTTTTTCACGCCGTAAAGCCCACGCCAACATAGCCGCCTTCGGGCGGCTTTCTTTTTGTAGCCAATGAAAGAAACCGCTTCTGCCGTCGTTAAGGCGGCGCCTCCCGTCTCCGTTGTCGGGGCATATCTCCACGGTTTCCATGTGGCTGATGCCGTGATGGTTTTAACGCTCGTCTACACGACGTTGCAAATCTACGTGTTGGTACGTGACAAGTTGATCCGTCGATGAATAGCCAGAACCTTACGACGCTTATTGCGGAGTTACGCCGCGATGAAGGCGTTGAGTATTCGCCATACAAGGACACGAAGGGTGTCCCGACTGTCGGCGTCGGCCACAACCTCAATGCGAAGCCGTTGCCGGCCGGGTGGAAGTATCCCCTCAATGACGTTCAAGTCGATGCGCTGCTCGACGACGACCTTGAGGACGTATTTCACGATCTCGACCGCTTCCTTCCGTGGTGGACTGACCTAAGCGACGTTCGTCAGCGCGTGCTCGCGAACATGTGTTTCAACCTAGGAATTACAAAGCTGCTCGGCTTCCGTAACACGCTCGTCTATATGCGGCAGGGCAAGTACAGCCAAGCCGCAGACGGCATGTTGGCGTCGGCGTGGGCTTCACAAGTGAAGGGCAGGGCGCAACGCCTCGCCGACATGATGCGCAAGGGGGTGTGATGGACTGGAAATCGATACTTGGCGGAGTCGCGCCAACATTGGCGACCGCGCTTACGGTCGTCGGCGGTCCTGCTGGCGCTGTAGCTGGTGCTGCGCTGCGAGCTGTTAGCGGCGCTGTGCTCGGGCATCAGGACGGCACGACCGATCAAGTGACGCAGGCGATTCAAGCGGGATTATCGCCAGAAGCAATTACCGCGCTCCAGAAGGCCGACAACGACTTCAAGGTTCAGATGGCGCAGATCCAGGCTGCGACCGATCAAGCCGCGATCAAAGCCGGCTCTGACGCGATCGGGGACGCCAACGCGACGATGCAGGCTGAGGCGAAGGCGGACCACTGGCCCACTTACAGTTGGCGCCCGTTCATCGGCTTCGTGTTCGGCCTGTACATCGTGTCGATGTTCGTGTTGCCGCTCTTCCATGTGCAGCCGGTGCCGCTTTCTGCGGACCTCACGCTGACCATTGGCGCAATCCTCGGCGTCGCCTCTTTCTTCCGTGGCAAAGCACAAGCCGATCCGCGCATCAATAACGACAGCCGCGGCTAGTTTTTTACCTTCCTCGCAGAGTTAAAACATGAAACGACTTATTGCCGGCCTTGCGCTGGCTTTTGGCGCTGCCTGCAGTTTCGCGACGACAATGGTTCCCTCGCAGCTCGTCGGCTTTACGCAATCCGGCACAGGCGCTGTATCGCGCACACTGGACGCGCGTAACAAGGATTACATCAACGCCGCTGACTTCGGCGTGAAATGCGACAACTCGACGGACAACACGACCGCATTCAATAACGCTGTCGCCGCGGCGCAAGCAGCGAATCGCCCGCTGTATATCTTCAGCAATGGTGGCATCTGCAAGACGAACAAGATCACCTATAACTGGAACAGCAACTCGATCTCCATCTATGGCGACGGCGCCGTTCTCCAGAAGATCACGGCCGACACTGACCCGGTGATGGTGATCGGCGATCACTCGATGACGCATTACCTTGGGCCGATGACGATTTCTGGTCTCGTTTTTAGTGGCGCGTCGTCCACTACGTCCACGGCCGCGCTGCTGATTTATGACGTCGTTCGGTCCAACTTCACGAACAACACGTTCAAGAACGCATCGAATGGTGTGCTGGCGTGGGGCGAGATTTCGAACTATTGGACTGGCAACGTATTCCAGAACAACGGGATCGGCTATCGCGCCGATGCAGACGTGACGTTGTATGGCGGCGGCGTTCCTAACCTAATTACGATGGTTGGCAACCGCTACGTCGACAATAGCTCGTATGGCATCTTCTTCAACGGCGGCAATGAGCTGTTCGTGAAGGGATTCGATATTGAGGGCAACGGCACGACGGGCACGACGGCATCTGGCGGCGCTTATATTGCGGCTGCTACTCCGGGCATCGGAGCCGTGTTCGAAAGCGGATGGTTCGAGAACAATGCAGGCGGTCAGAATATCTGGCTGAACGCTGGCTCTAACCGCTTGAACTCGTCTATGTTCATCGCGAGTCCGAACGCTGTTCAGGATATCAAGGTAACGGCGGGCAATTACATGCTCGACGGCGTTATCTGCGTCAACTCGAAGTCTCCGAACTTGTCGGAGAGCGGCACGACGGCCGGCAACATGATTCTGAACACGAGCTGCGCCAACATGTCGTATGTGGCGGGCAATACCTCGGTTCTTAACGGCGTCGGCGTGAATTCCATTGGTTCGCTCACCGCGAGCAGCACGATCACTCCGTCGACGACGGCGGGCATCGTCGGCACTACGTTGGCGGATAGCGCGCAGGCCGGCAGTGTTGGTCAGGTGATTTCGAGCAACGTCGCAGTAGGCTCCGCCGTTTCGCTCACTAGTGGCACGACGGCCAATATCACGTCGATCACGCTCACTCCTGGCGATTGGGACGTTTGGGGTTCTGTGGCAACGAACCCGGCCGGCACGACGACGCAATCCTTCTTGCAGGCTTCCCTTAGTACGACGTCCGCGACCTTGGGCGGCCTTCCGAACGGCGGCGGTTCCGTTACGCTTCCTTACTCTGTGACCGCGGGCAATCCCGTTGGCGTACCGGTTGGTACGAAGCAATACAACGTTAGCGCGAATACGACGGTGTACCTAGTCATAAACTCCACGTTCGCCACGTCCACCAATTCGGCGTATGGCTTCATTGCTGCGCGCCGTCGTCGATAGGACGTCCCTCAATCGCATAGTAGGCCGCTCCACTAGACGGTGGGCGGCCTCGGCAATGAGAATCGATGCAGCCGCGAAGATGGCAAACGAGAGAATCGGCGATTTTGAAAATGTGTCATGCCTAAGCATTGTCCGAATGACGCTTCCATGACAGAGATAGAGCGCATAAGAGCGCGTGCTGAACCATGTTACGGCGCTGTAGTTCATGCGTCGCCAGTCTTGATAGTTGGCCCAAAATACCAGCGAAGCGAGCGCGGCCGCGGAAACGCTGAACGCGAACGTATGAAGAAAAAAGAAGCCAGTATTGAGACGCCCGGTCATCGCAAATAGCGTCACGGCAAATCCCGCAATGCCGAATATCCCTGCGGCGCCGGCCCATTTCTTCGCGTTGGGGAACGTGCGGGCGACCCATGCGGCAGCGATCCCGTATGCGATCGCATCAAGGCGCAGTACGGCTACATGCCGAACAGCGAACTCCAGACTCGCGCTTGGGTTGTATGCCAAGATCCGAAGCGCGAGTGGCACGATTATGAGAATGAGCGCCACCATAAGCACGCGTGTTCGCGGAGCAAAGCCGACGAGCGCGGCGAACAGAAGGGGGAAGAGCAGGTAAAACCATTCCTCGATCGCAAGCGACCAGGTTTCGTGATACCAGCTCGCGACCATCGGCCATGCAAGATTCTGCAGAAACACGAGATAGGCGAGGCATCGTGTGGACCATTCTGGATCTAGCACGAGACCATATATCGTGATGAAGGCTGACGCGACATAGAAGACGTAATACAGCGGCAGCGTACGCATCCAGCGCCGGATGTAGAAATTGAGCGCGCCACGCCATGAGAACCCGCGCTCGAAGTCGCGCAGGATGATTCCGCCGATCAGGAATCCGCTTAGAGCAAAGAAGATCTCGACGCCGAGATCGCCCATTGCGTAGAAGGGGGGCGGCAAGTCCTTGAAAGCGAACGCGCCATAATGGACGGCCAGAACAGGCAGGATGGCGCACATACGCGCGAAGTCGAGTCCGACATTTCTACTCTTTTCCACGCGGCTATCCTTCTACCAATCCTGATCCGGCCGCCCATGCTTGCGATGCGGATATTTGTTGATGTAGTGACGAATTGCTTCCGATGCGACCCATAGCACCAATGCGGCCGCGACAATGGGCCAGCAATCTTCAGTGCGCGCATCCGACCCAATGGCGAACAACAAGCCCGCGATTATGAAGACGAAGCCGCGAAGTAGGAAGTGCGTCAGCGGTTCAGGCTTGTTTGTTGACATAATAACGATTAGCACACTGAAATTCCACACAGGGTTACGCACAGAATCTGTGGATAACTTTCATTATTGTTAACGTATACATCTTTCTAGTTAGGGTCTCTGTGAGAGACCTTTTCCCGGTGAATTGGTCTCTGATGGACACCTTTCGGCGGGGTGTCAGGTCTCTATCAGATACGTCTCAGATGGAGACCTTTTGCATTGGTCTCTGTTGGATACCTATTCTGGCTTGCTCTGCGTGAGTCGCCTAAGCAAGATTTCTTGAAGCTCGGGCGATAGCTTTTCCATATTCTCCAGAAGATTCTGCACGTTTATCTGCATGGCTTGGTCGTTGAACTGGTTAAAGTTCACGGTCAAATTCTCGATGCTGATGATCTTCGCGCCGGCAAAGTCGCCCGTCATCATGACGTGCTTCAACTCTGCGACAGCGCCTTTCACGCCGTCTGGCACGTAATCCCACGTCGCATCGGCGATCGGCCGTCCCTTCTCGTCTGAAATGCCGATCTTTTCTCTCAGAGTGTAGCGATTGCTTCTGCCCGTCTTCTCCCGGGTGATGTAGCCGTTTTCTTCCAGCACATCGAGCGCCCGGTGAACCTGCGCTTTGCTGATGCCGGATTTCTCAATGATCGTAGGAATCCCCGGGAAAGCCAAGCCGGATTTGAAGTTGGTATGCGCCTTTATGACAGCGTAGACCGTGAAAGCATACGGCCCCATCTTCGCAACGTCCCCGCTCTCGATCATCGATTTAAAGACGTGGAACCATACTGTCTCGGCCTGGAACAGTTCGAATTGTTTCTCGTCCTCTGTCGTTGCCATCAGTACCCTTCCTTCTCTGCCGCGGCAAGCTCCTTATCCAAAGCGGCCTCAAGGGCCTCGGCGACGAACGTCTTCATGTTCTTGACACGCCCAAGGGCTTTCAATGTTTGCAACTTTGTTTGCACCCGCTTAGGAACTTCGTAGTTCGCTTTCACGATCTCGTCTTGCCCCTCCCACGCCCTGCGCTTTTCCTTCCTTTCTTCAATGGGAATGGACAACTGCTCTTTTGGCATTTGTGCTGCCGCATCCTTCTTACCCATCAAAACTATTGCAATTCCGTCCAGATTGCTAATATCAATACCGTTCGTTGATCGCATTTCATTCGGCTCCAAGTTTTTTCATGCGTGCCAGTTCGCGTTTGGCGCCCTCAACCAATACGTCTGACATTGGAATGTCCGTCAGCTTCATAAAGGCCCGCAATTCCTCGTACAAGCCTTTTGGCATGTTGACGGTCATCTTCTGCGTTGCTTCCCGCTCGCGAAATACTGGACGCTGTGCCGGCTCGTGAATCGGCTGCTGAACTGGCGCCGGTGTTGACGGCTGAATCACCGCTTCCCCGCCTGGTGCCTCTGCAGCGAGCTTTGCGACCACATCGGGCATCGGAACGCTGGCAAATGATCGTTTCGTGCTCATTGAAACACCTCCGCATACAGCTTCTCGATCTCGTCTTGAGCCTTCTCGGTGTCCCGGTTGCGCTTCAACTCGCAAACCCCCTTCCCTTCTGCAGCGGCCCATGAGAACGCGTCGCGTTGCACGATCTGTATCGGATCGACCGGAAAATGCTGCCTTAGCCGGTCAAGCTCCCCGCGCAGACCCTGAGTCAGGGCGCTTCCAGCATTCGGGCTGATCGCGTTCATGATCGGCAGTACGCGGAACTGCTTCCCGCTCGCATGCATTTCGCCGATCATCTGGCACATTGCCGTCAGGCTCCAGACATCGAACTGCCCCGCCCTGACCGGCAATACTAGTACGTCGCACGCCCCCACAGCAAAGACGAGCTCCGGAGAATGCTTCCCGCCAACGTCGACGATTACCGTATCCGTCGATTCCTTTTCCGCCATCAAGTCGGAATAGATCTGCCCCGTCATCTTAGACAACAGCACATTCGGCTGTATCTCGTTCTGGCGGCGCAGCATCCCCCACATGTGCGCGTACTCATCATGATCCGCATCGATGAGCTTGACTGCGTGTCCCTGCGTGGCCCTGCGTGCTGCTAGATTGGTGGCCAAGGTTGTCTTTCCAACCCCACCTTTACGCGTCGCTACGGCTACTAGCATGTCGGTTCCCCTGTTGTTTGCCGCACAGGGTAATGCACAGCCGCGAGAACTTCAAGTTATGTGTGAGCGCGTATGGACGTATTGACATACAGCTACCCATCCATACGGCCATACGGCTATGCCGCACGACGCAGCTCGAACCGTTCCGTGATCCGACCGCGCTTGATCTGAACAGCCTTCCCAGCATTCAGCCGACGAATCACTTCGTCCGACGCCCGCACGTACTGCCTACGCGTTACTGTGTCCACAAGCTGCTCAAACACATGCAGGCCGCCATTGAGCGCCGGCAAGCCGCCAGGACCGAACACAAGTCGCCCGGTCGCGTTGTATCGCTCCGCGGCGTCGATCAGAGCGTTTTGCGCGTCGTACAGAACTTGCAGCCCGATTTCCTTGTTGCCGGCCGTCTCGCACAAGATGATCGAAATATTCATCGCAAATACTGCGCGATCCCACGCGTCTTTCTGCCCGTCGCCACGCGAGAGGGAGAGTGCGGCCGCGTGAACTGACGTCAGCACGTTTGTTCGCTCGTCGCCTTGTAGCGGTAAGTCTCCGTTGAAAAGGGTGGTGATTACATCCTTCGTTTGGACGTACTTTCGTGCTGTTCGCTTTCTCATTTCAGATTCCATGCGTTGCGCGTCGTGCGCAGAATGTCTTCGATGCTGCCAGTCACTTTCCCTGCTTCTCCTTGGCGATCGCGGCGTCGATGGCTCGGCGGAATGCATTGCCGTCCAAATCTGCGCCAATCGCGTCGCACATTGCATCCCATATCGGCATGCCGTCGTAGCGCACGTTACGTCTGTTCAGATCGAGTTCATCGCAGAGCGCGCTCATGCGCTCCGCATCCTTCTCCATCCCCGCGATCCGCTCGCGCAGCGCGGCGACTTCTTCATACGCACGAACACGGTCAAGCGGAAGGTCGGTACGCTCGATCAGCAATCGCGCTCGTGACACTTGAGCGTCGTGATTCGCCTTCCAGTGGTCGCGCTCTTTGCGCAGCGCGGCGATCTCGGCGGAGGGGTGGAGGTAGACGGTGCGCGTCTCGAAACAGGCCGGATACTTCGCCATGTGATCGAACCCGTCTTTGCTCTGGTCGGTCCACGTGTCGGCAAAGCGAGAGCCCATGGTTCGAGCCTGATAGATCGGCTCCGCCTGCCCCTCACTCGCGCCTGCTGCAAGAAGGGCGCGGGCGAACGGGAGCACGTAGGCATGGTCGTCGTCTGTCAACACGAAGCCAGCGTCGGTCCATGCTTGCTTCGCGAGATTCACGATCTGCTCGTTAGTCATTTGCCGGACTCCTTTGCGATGGCGGCGTCGATCATCGTGTCGAGCTTGTCCGGGCGAACCGGCGTGATACGACTGTGATTGAACTCGAACCGCTGTTGACGAAGCCACCGATACCGCGCAGCGTCCCGCGCTGCGTCCCGCGCATCCTCACTCGCCCCCGCCGCATCGGCTACCGAAGGCGCGGGAGGGGCGAATACGGGAACGGTCCATTCATCTTCAGCAGTCGGATAGATCAGCGCAGGATGCCGATCGTCAATCTGCTCCAAATGCTTTCGCGACGCATAGCCAATCGGCTTCGCCCCCGCTGTGTCGGCGATGCTCGCGGAGGGGGCGATAGCGTTGCGATATGCTTCGACAAGAGCCTTCCGTGCCGCGATCCTTTCGCCGCTAGTGTTTGCACCGATGGCATCGTTCAAGAGATCATTGAAGTCTGCTACGCGCACATCACTTTGTTCTTTAGTCATGTCGGTTCTCAAAAATGGTGTCGGCGGTCAGGCGGCGATGTCTTGCTCGGCTAGTTCGCAGAAAATGCCGCACTGGATCGACGGCTCGTTCTCATACGAACCGGCATCAGGCGGCAACTCGTCGAGGAAAACGCGCTCGCCTTCGTGCTTGCAGATGCGCGCGCCGATCGTGCGCTCCAGGCGCGCCATGCGGTCAAACGCAGCCGGGAAGTCGACTCGGATCTTGTTCCAGTAGCCCGCGCCACCCTTCACGCAGCCGATGCAGTTGTTGTGCGTGTATCCGAGCTTGTACATCTCCGGGATCTCAATGCCGGCGCGCTGGACGATCGCGAGGCAGTCGGCATGCGTGATGCCTTTCTCGGGCAAGATCGGCCAGAGCCGCGCGTCGTTGTTGGCGTCAATGAAACGGTCTACGCGGTCCTGTTCGTCTGCCGTGTAACCGAAGACTTGAATGTCGCCGTGACGCTGAAAATCTTCGCGCACGCGCTTCTTGAGAGCGCGAGTGCAGGGCGCGCCAGCGATTCCGACGATATAACGCTCCCTCTCGAACACGCTGTAGATCGAAGAACCGAACTTCTCGCTGCGCAGCTTCGTGATGGGAACACCGAACCAGCGCTCGCAGTCGGCGGCGAAACGCTCGTTGTCCGGGTGCTCTTCGTCGATCGAGCATTGGGCGACGACAAGCGGCAGATTGCGGCCCTTGGCGTTCTCGATGATGGCCAGTTTCGTCGCAACTGCCGATGCGGCTCCAGCCGAGAACCAGCACACGATACGTTCTTCACTCATTTCTGACCTCGTGCAATAACTGCGTTTCCAATCCTGATCTCGACGCGCATTCCGGTGATGCCCGCGACCATCTCCACGAATCTCTGACAGAGCGCGTGCGTCTGCTGTGTCGTCGGCTTCCGAGCGAGCCCTATGCTTTCGAGTGCGGTGAGCAGCGCGCGGAAGGTGGGGAGTAGCTTCAGCATGTCCGCCGCTCGCGGATGAATCGATGCACGATCGGCTCAAGCGGCCATGCAACGGTGTAGTGCTCAGGTGCGTCGTGACGATCGAAGACGCATTGCCATTGGCCGTTCTTCGTCTTCACCTGGAGCACCTGATATGCGCCGCGCGCGGGACGATGTTCGATGCCCTTTTCATCCAGCCACGTTTTGAAGTCATCGAGCTTCGTCTTATGCAGCAGGTTCCTGCTCATTGCTTCCCTCGAAATGAAGCCGGCGCACGCGACGCCAGCGTATCTGTTGTGTCTGCTTTAGATACGACCGACGCTATAAAGGTGATCGGTCGTGTTTGAAGAAGGCGGCCACGCAGAGAAAGCGGCGTAATAAGGCGAACTTCGTATAGTTGTGCATCGTCGGTTTCCTTCTGTTGTGTGGTTGTTATGTGTGCTGCATTGCGATGAATAATACATCGCAAGTATCTAGGATGCAAGCGTCCAGTGTATTATTTTCGCGCGAGTAAACACAGATCGCGGAAGCTGTTCTGCGATCGCTCGTAACCTACGAGATTGGCGCTCATCCATTCAGGCGGCTCCATGCGCTTGGTCTTGCTCTCTGCCGCTTCCCGTAACGCCTCACCTTCGAGCAGTTCGAACGTGATCGCGCCGCGCTTGCTGTTGTTGCGCCAGATCATGCCGCGAGCGACCATCACATGCAGCGTGTCACGCACGCAGGCCCGCGGGCGTCCCGGCAGCAACCCCATTACTTCGTCTTGCGAGTACGCGCGCCCCGGCTTCATGGCTTCTGCCAGATCTTGCGGCGAGATCGTTTCAGGCTGGCGGCCAATGTTGATTGTGTTTTTCATGCTGCTGCTTCCTCGTATTGAAGGCCCATCTTGTCCGCTCGCGCCGGTAACCACTCGCTGAATGCGCGGTCCCATGCGGCGAACTTTTCTTCTTTGCTTGCCTTGCCCTGATCCAACCAGGAGTGGCACCAGTGACAGCCGGGAACGGTGTAGACGTGCTCAGCCTTCAGGCCCATTCCCTTGCCATGCTTTCCCTGGTTGCTGTGGCAGGGGGCAACAATGTCTGGCGAGGCGTCCCCGCCACAAATGACGCTGAGATAGCAGCGTTCGCCGCGGCACACCGCAAGGTACTTCGAGCCTTCTGCGACAGTCGGCTTCTTGATGCGCGACTTCATCGCCGTGCGCTTGAGTGCAGTCTTGCGGTCTGCCAGATCAAACGGCTTCGGCTCCTTGCGCTTGAAGCCGGTACGCCTCATCGGTGCTGATCGCTTCATTGCGCGTTTCCTGAGTACGGGAATCCAGCCATACGTTCGACTTCGAGCTTCACGGCTTCAAACGCCTCTTGTCCTAGAACCGTGCGGACTGCATCGCCCCATCGCATTCTGTTTAGCACTTGCGCGACCCGGTGCAATTCGGCCTCACATTTGCGCTGCGCACACGTCAGTTCTATCCAGCCGCGGGAGCCTTCATCGGCGTAATGTCGCGACTCCTTCAGTTCATTGATGCGCCGACGCAGAATTTCTTCTTGCTCGTAAAATTGCATGCCTTGCAGTCGATCGAAGAAAAGTTCGTCGTCGAACTCGATTGGTAGACTCATTGCGCGCCCCATATCAACTGTGCGAACGGGTTAATCGGCTTCCCCCTTCTTGCTGCTCGTCGCGTCTTCAAAACCGCTGCATGACGGCGCCGATACATCTTGCTAGTCTCTGATTTCGTCAAGCGAGGAAGGGGATCGGCATCACGTTTTCTGCCCGCTCGATAAAGCGGCAGGTGGTTCCCTGAGCGCCCGTCTCGTCGCTCCCATCCGTCGATGTAGACCCTGCGTTCGTCGCGCAACTGCTTGATCGCTTTGTTCGTGCCGCCCGTCGTCATCTTGACGATGGATTGAATGTCAATTCTCGTGTACGCGCCCGATTGCAGGAGCGATAAGATCTGCTCTTTCCCGGTCATGCCTGCCTCACAGAACCTTTGCTTCGGCGCGTCTATTCGCTTCGAGCGTGCGCCATGTCTCGATGCGTGCCTGCGCCGCGACGATGCGCCAGCGCAACGTTTCCTCTTCCTCAACTGCTGCGGATAGCGCGATCAGCAGCTCGTGATAGTCCTGATCTGCGTACGCCTCACGCTCTTGCGATGCCGCCGACTTGTGACCGGCTTCCTCCGCAGCGCGCATCAGAATGGCTTTCTTAGACTTGCGGAATTCTTCGAGATAGACGCGCTCGGCTTTGGCCTTCGCGTAGGCGGGCGCCTGGTCTCGGATAAAGTCGAGCGCTCGGAAGATATTGATTTCGCCTTCGTCGCTCATCACGCCCCCGCGATCATCACGAAGCATTCGCCGCCTTTGACGATCGGGCCGCGCGTCACGAACAGCTCGTCGATCTGCTCGTCGTCGTCGAATACGCCGGCATGCTCAAGCGCGTCATTGAGCGCCTTCAGGCGGTTGTCGAGATCCGCGGCGCGACGGTCGCGCATCGAAATGCGCACCGCCATGAACAGCCGCGAGGAACCGAACTTGATCGCGTTGTGTTCCGCGACGATCTCGGCTACGCGCTGGCGGAAGTCTTTGCCTTCCTGTGTGATGTACATGCCGCGAGGCGACTTGCGCCAATATCTGTTGACGGACGGCGGAAGTGGCAGGGTAAGCGCCTGGGAAACCCCGTATAACTCGTTTTGGCCGGTCATTTTGTGTTCTTTTCACTGCGGATGAACGCCCACAGTTCGCGTTTCGCCACTTCCGCGGCCTCGTCGCCGCTCTTGCTTCTCACGCTCTCGACGATCGCCTTGGCGCGGTTGTAGTCGCCTCGGCGTCCGTCGCGCACTGCCTGCACGAAGCGGGATAAGCATTCGTCTCTGTCCACGCCTAGCACCAGGGGATAGCGCTGTAATCGACCGTGCGCCGTATCACGTAATGCCGGCGTAGCGGCTCGGCCCAAGGATTGGCGCAGGCGATCTCAAGGTATCCACCACTGAGCAGCGTTAAGGACGTTGACATGGTTGTTCTCGGTTAGGCCGCTATTTGCAAGTCGACTGCTGGTGCGAAGGTCATGCGGCGGTATGCTTCACGCGTCATTCGGACGTCGCCGGCGCAATAGTCCGCGACTTCTTCGATGCGGCCGGCGCTCACGTAATCCCACACTTGCGATCCGTCCATTCCATTCTTTCCTGGGATACCGAGCGCTTCGCACAACGCGTCTAGCTTTACCGATCCGCTGTGGCCGGCCCAACGGGTCATCGTGTCAAACACTGCGTCATCCCACGGGCGCGCATGGAATGGGATGATCGACGGCGGCTTGATGCCGAGAATCACGGCGCGCTGGAACATGAAGCGCAGATCGAAGCCAGTGATGTAGTGCCCAACGAAAACGGGACGACGGTCGGAACTTGGCGTGTATGCGCGCGCAATAGTCTCGAATGCCGCATACAGAACATGTTTCTCATCGTCTTTCCAATCGGGCGAATAGAAGGTCATAGGCTCTCTGTCGTCGATCGCAATTCCGATCACGGCAACCTGACCGCGCGCGCCATCAAACGACGTCTTGCGCCACTGCTCAATCGCCGTCTCTTCGAGCTTTTCATCTCGGAATCTCTCGACCCATAGTTCGAGTGCGCGAGCCTTCGACGTGAACTTGATTTCTGATGCATCGGTCATGCCGAGTTCTGCGCATGCGCGCTCTTTCGTCATGTCTGACGGCGCCTTGAAGCTTTCGCGCAGATCCGCAAGGATTCGATCAAATACAGCCGGGTTCTGGCTTGGAATAGTTTCGATGTCGAGGGTAATCGTGGTCACTTTCGGCTCCTTGTTGTTATCGCCAGATATAAGCCATCTGGCGTATCCGTTCTAGCATATTGCCACGAAATAAAGCATTCGGCGTATTAGTCACGCATAAAACTTTTCTATGATTGCGCGTGTGCGATTAAGCTCTTGGTGCTCGCGCAGATCGAGGATCAGGCGTAGGGCGTCGCGCCGCATTGTCGCTTCGGCAATGTCGATCTCGGCGTTGCGGAGCTGTTCGCGAATGTGCGACAGCGGAACGACGGTAACGGGTAACTCGTTGTTCAGGCTCATTTCGTGATACCTCTCCACTCAAATCCGCCAGCGTGTTCTGCTGCATCGCTCGGCGTTTGACGCAGCACATATGCGGCGCCGGGTGTGTTAGACGACATGCACCAATACGTTCCGTTCCAGTAGCTGAACCAGCGCACGATCTTGCCGTTAGCCTTTACTCGCACTTCGTACACGCCGTGATGAACGGGCTTAATTTCTCTCTCATACCACTCCGTAAGATTCGCCTCCATTGCGGCTCCCCTTGGTGCGCCGCTAGAGCGTGCTAGCGGCGCTGTTGTTGGTTAGAACGGCGGAAGATCGTCGTCGAGGAAGTCGCCTGCCGACTGGAGCTGCTTCGCTCCGGTCTGCTGCTCATCCTTTCGACGCACGGAAAGGCTGAAGAACTTTCCGGTCGGTCCTTCCTTGACCCATGCCGACAGCCAGTAGTCGACGCCATCGACGTTGATCTTCCCGGCGTATTCCGGGTGCGTGTCTTTCTCTTTGCGCTGGTTCTTGCCGAGCGTGCCGCGGTTGGTGTTGTCGTATGCCATGTGTTAAGCCTCTACGGTGAGTTCAGCCTTGCGCGCGTCGTAGACGGCCTTCAGCTGCGGTTGTTGATCCTTGGTGACGCGCTTCCATGCGCCGGCGAAAATGCCCTGAAGCTGCTCGATTTCCTCGCACTCCTTGAGCGCGGTAATGCAGTCGCTAAGTTCGGACGCATCTACCGGCTTCGCCTTCGGTGCCGCCTTCGCTTCAGGCTTCGCGCCGACGCCAGATCCGGCGTTGCCGTCGTCATCGGCTTGATAGAGGCCCGTTACAGCGGACAGGCTGTATCGGCGCAAATAGGTGAGGGCAGAGCCGAATCCTTGCGGATCTTGCTTCGGGAGCGGCGCGACGGCCGTATCCTCCATCCACTGACCCGACTCATGCATGAGGCGCGTAGTCAGGTGCAGCTTTCCGTCGTCAGAAGGCGAGGGCGACTGAACGAAGATGATCCCGTTGTCGTTCAGCGGCGCTTTGATTGCGTCGATCACCGATTCCAGATCGGCGTACTTGTTCTTCAGGTGAGAGTTCTGCGCATCCTTCGCAGCAAAACGGATCGCCTGCTGCGCCTTCAGAAGCGCGGGGGCCAGCTTGTCGATGTTCTCGCTCGTTCGCATGTTCGTTCTCCAGTTGCTCGTGTTCTTCTGAAATTTGCTGTTGCCACCACTCGGCGCCGTCGCTCATTGCCACCCCGGTTGCGTAGCCCACAGGAACCAAGCGAGCAGGGCTGCGAAGAAGATCCAGTCAGTTGCGATTCGCATGGCTGATCTCGTCGATTTCATCGCGCAGGACGCGCGCACGGTTCACAAGGAGTTGCAGCCAGTCGCCGGCCGCGTCAGGAAACATCGATTGAAAGCGCGGCCATTCAAGGTCAAGCTCGCGCAGCAGGACGTACATATCAGCGACCTTCTCCGCGATCTGAACCTGTCGGTTGATCTCGATAAGCTCGGCGACCGGGCAAAGGTGCGCGTCGCCGGCTTCGCGGAGTTCCGACATAAACACTGACTGCGGAACTTCGGCGGTGAGTGTATTAATGTCAGGCAAATTTTTTCGCGCAACGGGCGATTGTTGCGGGCGAAATGCGGTGATTGCACGTAATAAGCCAGTGCGGGCTGTGGTCTGCGGTTTCATCGACGTTTCCTTCTGGTTTGTTGTTGTGTGTGCTGCTGGAATGAATACTACAGCGCAAGTATTAGAAACGCAAGCGGCTTCGCGCAAATATTTGTGCGATTGCCTACGTTTCCTCTCGCGCTAGCCAACCGCGGCGCTCGAACGCCGGTCGTAACTTCTCGTGCGTCGCCTGGCGCAGCTCGGCGATTGCCGGCCCGATCTTCGCGGCCGCGTTGTATGCCGTGCTTCGGCTGACTCCGCATTCTGCCGCGATCTCTTGCGCAGAAGGGCAGTAGCGCGCGCCGTACACGAACTCGCGCATCAGCATCAGACGGATGACGGCACGGCTGCGCACGATGCCGGCGAACAGGTGTTCGAGCCGGTCGATACCTGCTGCGCGCTCGCCGTTCTCCCCGCCGTATTCGGCATCGAGCAGGGCTTGCTGATCGCGGTTGGTATGCGAGGCTATAACGTCGAGGATCAGCCCCGCCTGCGCCCGCTTCTCGCTCGCGGACAAGATCATGCCGCCTTCCTTGCCAACGAACTCGCGGATCTGGCTCGCCTTCACTCCGTCTGTTGCCCGCCAGAGGAAGGCGAACGAAAGCGCGCTCTCCATGCTTGCGAACAAATGTACTCTGGACAGCGCCGACTCATCACCCGCAGCTTTGCGCAAAGTGCGCGGTCCCCAAATGTGATCTTGCCGACTTCCCAAATGCAGCCCCGACATGTTCGTTCCTCGCGCGCTATTAGTATTTTTAGTGGATCGCCGTACTCATGCTGGCGTAATTGTTTGGTCATCTTGCCGTCAGTTTCCTTTTATGCCCCATAGGGCCGCTGCGACAAGACATGCAATGGACAAGTATCTGGCGTTAGCGTCGCCCAGATGCGGTGCGAGTATGACGACTGAGTACATGCACATGATCTGAGACATCCTCATGCCGCCTCCATTTGGTTAGCCGTCAGTCGCGCTCTACACGCCTCTTGCATCGCCCGTAGCGTCTCCATCGCACGAAACACTGGCGGCGTTTCCTCTCTGACGCTGATCCATACACCGTGCAGACCTTTGCGACCGCCGCTTATCAGCTTTGCTTCGCCTCGGCTTTCCAGGCGCCACATCGTTTTACAGATGGACTCAGCATTGCCGTCGATGGCGTCGGCGATCTGGTGCGGTGTCGCGCCGTCCGGATGCGCGTCTAAGTAGTCGAGAATGCGTGCTCTGCTCATGCTGACTCCTGATCCAGTCCGGCCACATCGCGGGCCTTTCGGCGGTACGATTCCCAATCGAACAACACGCTTACTCCGCTCTCTTTCAGACGGTCGATAAAGCGCTCGCCAAGGTACGCCTGCAATTCTTTGTGGTTCAGGTTGCTAAGCAAGATCGTCGGCTTGCATGCAAGGCGCCGTGCTTCCAACAGCTCGTGCAGCGTGCGAACTTCGTCATCCGTGCCGCGCTGCAATCCGATCTCGTCGAGGATCATCAAGTCGATCTGCTCGAACTGACGAAGCATCTGTTCTTCGGAAAGCTCGCTCGACCGGCTCCACGTACCGCGGATCTTGGTGAATAGGCGGGCGGTCGACGTGAAATAGACCGTATGCCCGCGTGCCATCAGGTAGTTCGCGCATGCACAGGCAAGGTGCGATTTGCCGGTGCCGACTTTGCCGATGCCGACGAGGACGGTGCCGCGTGTAAGGTGGCGATGGAATTCTTTGGCGAATGAGGCGAAGCGCGCCTTAGCTACGCTTTGACCAAGGGCCGGCGTCGCGTAGTTCGCAAACGACCGATCGCGGAACAGAGCAGGGATGCCCGCTTGCTCAAGACGCGCTTCGATCTTCGCCTGACGCTCGGCGCGCTCCTTCTCTGCGCGCTCTGCTGCCTCGCGGTCGGCGTCCTCTTTCGAGCAGGTAGGGCAGCGCGTAATCTTGATCGTGCATTCGCCAATGGCTATCGACTTGATAGCGAACGAGCCGTGCTTGTCGCAGGTGCCGGTAGTGGGAGCGGTCATTTCGGATCCTTTCCGCTCGATGCGTCTTGAATCAGGGCGCGGATCATTCGGGCACAGCGCTTCGCTGTCTCGGGATACGTATCGGTATCTGAGCCTGCGTACTCTCCGTATGACAGGTCGGACTCGAAGTTTTCACATATTTGCGCTGCCCGCTCAAACGCTTGGTGCTCGGCGGCCTGCCAGGCCTGCCAAGGAACGGGCACAAGACCCCATACTTCGAGTGCTTTCGACTGCCATTCCTCAAATCTTTCGCGGCCGTTCATTTCGCCTCCTTAGCAGCCTGCTCGGGCGTCAGGTGAAGGGCGGCGTAGTCGGCGGCAATCTTGGAATCCCTGCTGATGGATTCAGCCAGCGAGTTTTCTCCAACGAGCTTGCTGCGCGTGCCGCTTGGTTCCCAAATCCCGCCGACTGCTACGACGAATTCCCGCAACTGGCGCAGTTCGTCGCTGCTCGCTTCGGATGCGGCGAGCAGGGCGCGCGTATAGCTGTTCACGTCGAACGTCAGTTGGCCGCTATGGCCGACGATATAAAAACGTTCGGCAAACTTGCTGATCTCGTCGTCAGTCATGCTTCCCCCTACGGTCTGTGTGGTCTGTAAAACAGTCATCGCGGTTCCTTGTTTGCGGTTTTAACAACGCTTCTTGTTAGAAAAACGACTGGCTATAGTCCATTTCCTCTAGTGACTTAGCCTTACTGGATAATACACTAGCTGTCTTAGATTTGGGCGGAAAAATACCCTGATACCCGTTT